TAAATAGTTTTGTTCCGTTTTCGTCTAACGCTTTGTTTATTAATAATTGTAAAGCAAAGCCATTTGAGTCATCGCTTCTTACTTGCCTTTGTGCCCTTTCACGTTCTGCCATTGTTAGAGGGGTTACATACATGACGAAGAGCGATCCATCGGATAGGGTTACTTCTTTTTTGATTGGGTCGAGATTTGCAGCTTTTTTAAGTCTGTCGAGAGCGTTCAATGTCGCCATAAATTTCATATTGTTTTTATTAGTGTACTTCATTATGCAATAAAAAACCTCGGATTGACCGAGGTTCATAATAATTAATAACTGCTAGTAAAATATTATGCAGTCTTGG